TTACTTGTCCTCCTTATGTCCTTTGTACTTTCCTGTGAATTTATCAAAATCAGCAGGATTATAATCGTCTTGAGCTTTGGCCAAGTATCTTTTAGCCATACTATCAACAATGCGACGTATCCACGCCACATTGATATGCATAGCTTGCAGATTTTCTAAAATAGAAACTAAATACTGGTAGCCCCAAGCAATAGTTATCAACTGTGCAAAATAGTTTAAATCAATTGAAATAAAAAAAGGATAGATTGATAATACCAAGTACACTGTCAAAATGTGCTTGGCAATACCATACCATCCTTTTGTGCTATTAGTCATATCTGGTGTATGTTTTGCTTTTTGACCTTTAATAATACCGGTCAAAATATCTGTTAGTACTAGCCATACAAAAGCAACGATAATTGGATTATCAATCATCTCTACTGTATGGCTATATAGTTGTTCGTGAAATAAAATCTCTATCATCCCCTTTTAATGTGTGAATTTACTGCCAGTATTGACGCTATCTCCGCCCATGAATATCCTAGTAATGTATGCACATAACCATCTCCTGTTTTCCTCCCGCCCACCGCTAAAATTCTAGTAATTAAATTCTCTATTTTCTCCAGTGCAATTATAAAAACCATCCAGTAATTCAGAGCAATTGAGCCTTTGACGATACACTCCGGATGTTTGCTAGCAGCTTTTACAACGCAAGCTGTGCCAAAATTGCATCAGCAATTGCCTTATGTCCTTTATCCCCTGGATGACTAGCATACTTAGCAGGCACAGTCATAGTTGAGCCATTGTTAAACGTGATCGTATCACCAACTTTTGCCCGATTTTCGTAAGTGTTTAAACCGAAAATTGGAATAAATTCACAATCAGTATCTTGAGCCACTTGCTTAATAAAGTCACTCAATCCATTATTACCATACCAGACACCAATTAATAGGATACGAGCAGCTGGACTATCTGCTTTAACTCTTTCAACTAAGCTCTTCAGATTATTCTTGAAAGTCTTAATGCGAATATCTGTTCCAGCATTATCACCGATTTGAATCAATACAAGATCTTGATTCTTGAATTTATCATTATTATCGTTGATGTAACTCTGAGCAGCTTCGTCGGTTTCTGCCTGCTCAAATGGCGCATCGTGAAGTTTACTAAATACAGCTTTACTATTCTTAGCAAGGATGGCTTGTTCAACGTAATAAGCGTAATCGTGCTTGCTGTCAGACGCACACATACCGAACGGACCACCAGACTCATTATTAGTGTCAAGACCTAATAATAATGAATTGCCCATAAAGAGAACGTTATTAAGCCCAAGCACGTGTGTCCCAACAGTCCCATCAGGATTAAGAATTAATTGCACTTTTTCCCCTCGAGTATTAGTAAGATATAATCCCTTATCAGCTTTAATAGCATCAACCGCTCCAGAAACTTGATCTAGTTTAGTCATAATATTCATCATCATTTTTTGCATAGAACAATCATAAATTGGATTTTCCTGGAAACTTGAGAGTTCGTACTCACCCAAAGAAGTAATGTTAATTACTCCCTTAGCGTTATCATCATTGCATTGAATTAACGTTCGAAATGCTGAAGCATTTTGATATACCGCTAAATTGACAGCATCAAAATAGAAGTCATTATTAAGTCTTCCACCTTCAACGTGCCCAAGATTCATATATTTCTGACCATTCGGAGTCTGATAAACAACTTGGACGTCCACACTTTTTGTTGAGAAGGAACCTTCAACATGAACTTTAGTTTTGGCGCTTGAACTTTGATATTGTGGGCTAATGCCGCCGTCATTTGGCTTAGTTACAGTGATAAGATATTCAGACCCAATCTTATCAATTTGTGGAGATCCAAATTTTGTAAGCACACCGTTCCACAGATTAGTATAGTCAGCATCATAGATGGCACTAATTTGGTTCATCTTACCTTCAGCAATCAACATTTTTCTAATCATCTCCCGTAAATTTCTATCATAGTTTGCATTAATTTGCATATCATCAAGTGGAACAATCTCAAGTTGCGTTACTGTCATTGTTCCACTGGCATCTTGGTCAGGGCAGTTAGCGATAATGCGGAACTTGGTAGCTCCTGAATAATCGCTTGTCTTAAACCGTGCTGTCATGTCAAAGCGCCCTCTCTCACTAGACGTTAAGGTCGTATAGTGCACTGTTCCGTCTGCATACATAAATGCTAAGACAAGTTGAATAGTCTTGAAACTTTTCATACCAGCAATATGGACCAGTACTTGGGCCTTGTCAGGAACGAACCAATCGGTAGCAACCCCGCTGTTTGCTCCAGTAATAGCAATTTCAAATCCGTTTTGCGACGTTGAAATTGTAGAATTATTAAATGAAGCCAATGACCCAGCAAAGATATTGGAGTATTCGTCATCGTTAATCTTTGACAAAGCTCCAATTTTCGTAGATAGCTGTTCAAGGTTCTGCACTTCACCAGTGCGATTAATTGAAACGCTAAACTGTACTTTTCCAGTTCCGTGAATTGAGACCAAAATTTCGTTAGTTTGTTTTGTATAGTCAACTGGAATCTTAATTTTAGAATAACCAGTAGTAGTAAGTGGAACTGATCGAAGAATATGATCAACATTACCATCCTGTTTTAATGAGTACACATCGAAATTGTGTGTTAATCCCGTCTCGTCAAGTACTTTGAATTCATAACTCAAATATACGGGGCTTTTAGTGACTGGTACCTCAAATGGCACAATTGCGCCGGCATCACCACCTTTAGCCGTTAAGGTAAAGTAGTCATCTCCCAAAGTTACTTCCGATGATTTATTCCATACTCGCACTTTAGACCGTTCAACCAAATCATCACGTACTCGATTAAAATTGACGCTCTTTATCATCTCATTGTTGACACTATTGTCGGAAATGCCCTCGCTTTGATAAATTCCACCATCTTTCCAGGTATTTTCAAGCTCTGACCAAAAATACCATCTACCATTTTCTTGAACAACATATACACCTTTTTGACCGTTAGGATATTTTTGTTTTAATTCATCTAGAGTCCCAAAAGCGTCAGTTGGCGACATGTCTAAATCTAAATTATCACTAACAGACTGTGTTGCTGAATATAGAAAAATGAGCATTTGAGCCATAGCTTCACGAGTATCAATCCCATATGGAGCTGTTCGAATGGCATCCACGATATCTTGATATGAATGCAAGACATCCTTACTAAAAGATCCACGCTCTTTCCAACGTGAATTAGCATAATTGTTCATTTTATTTCTCCTTTCTATGCAGGTATCTTATCGAAACGTTTAGAACCATTTGGCCCCCAACCATGCAAGCTAATATCGCTTGACCATGTTGAGTTGTTAAAGAATGCTAACAGTTGGTCAAAACCACTTTTAATATTTCTATGGCCATCAACTGCATATGCATTGAACGTACTAGGAACATATTGCAATAAACCTTGCGCTGGTGTTCCTGCTGCCATATTCTGATCCCAAACTTGTTGCGTTACAGTTTGATTTCCACCAGATTCATTAGCAATCAATGCTTTGATACGATTAACATCGTTGTCGCTTATGTTGACTTTCATCTTAGCGGCGGCATTGCGAATAACTGGCCCCCAGTCGCCATTGACTGGTTGTGTTGTCCCCATGTTGTTTTTTAATCCATCTTCAATTAACTTTTTAGGATCTAGCCATGTTCCATTGTTGCTAAATGCTGAACCTAATGCAGCGTTAAAGTCGTGCTTGGTAACACCAACGTGCAAATGGTCGGTTGTTCTAATTCCTACAACATCCCCAACTTTTACATGATCGCCAATGTTAACTCTAATATCACTCGCTGAACCAAAAGCTTCTTGATACACGATATTAAAACCGTCGCCATTAGTGACAAAATAATTTCCTAATCCATCCATAGAACCCTTTAGAGTTACCGTTCCATCATGGATAGCCTTAACTTCTGAGCCTGGCCAGTTTACTGAACCAAAATCCAAACCATCATGAAAGCCATTAGGTCTAAACTCACCGCCTGGATTAACACCAAAAAGTTGAGCGCCATCAAAGCGAATTGTGGCTGGCGGTTTAAATGGCCAATTCCAAGCTGAATTATTTTGAGAATCATTTTCTGATTTACTTAAATCATTAATTGTTCCCCAAAGTTTTATAATTGTATTTCTTAGATTATTTATAACAACCTTATTTTGTTTATTGGCATATTCAATATGTTCAATCATATTTTTATCGGCTAATGCTTGTTTTTGTAACATTACATCATAAGAAGTAACATTTAATGATTGTGGCGCTAGTGTAATTGAACTATTAGATAATTCCAATAAATCAATTGTCATACTAGAAATTCTTTGATTAAAATCAATACCTTGAATAGCACTTGTTACTCTTACATCATCACCACAATTTAAAGTTACAAACTTTTCTGGATTTATATACGCTAGATCGACATATGATACTTGTAGCTGTAAAGAAAAAGCAGAATGATTTTTCACTTCATTCTGCCCTCTTAATAATAAATTTTTAGGATCAGTCACATCATCCCATGTTTTTTGTTTAACAATTGTTCCAAATTCTTTTACCATCTTTTCATCTCTAATATACATGCTACCATTATTTACATTTTTAATTGTAACTCTTGGAATAGCTGTATTAGCGTCTGTATAGTCCCCATTAGGATTATTTCTATCAATACTTGCACCCAATGGTTTTAGTACTGTCCAAAAATTCTCAATATTTATATTTCTAGTTAAAGATAATAAATTTTTAGCCAAAACTATCTCTTGTGATGACTGCTTTCCATTTCTCTGAACATAATCTAGTATTAATTGACCATTTTCATGTCTTATTTTTATTTCTCCACCTAGTCTGTTAACTAATTTATCTTGAATAGTATCATAGGTGTCTTTATCATCTTCAGTATATCTATAAACATTATCTGTAGAATTTGTTACATTTACAGTTCCTAATATTATCTTTTTAAAAGAATCGACTTGAGTATTATGGATATCGATTAATTTTTGTAAAAAATCCTTAGGAGACATATCATGATACTCTCCAAACAATTGCATACTATCATGTAGAAATCCTTCTAGCCCTTCACAAGTAACAACTTTACTAAGCACACCTGAAGAGTCCATGCTATCACTAATATTAATAATTCTTCCTTCAAAAATCAGTTTATTATTTTCAATTGGTCTATATACTTTTATAAAAGTGTTAAAGAGACTTAAATCATTATAATTTTTATGATTTGGTAATATTGAGAATTCAAATGAATCATATGATGAAATATCTTTAGTTACAGAGGCTGTTAACAACCGATTATTATAACCAACATTAGGGCCGTTTAAGATAACTTCGCCATCATTCCAACTACTTTTAAAGGTAACTAAATATCCACCTGCTAACATCAGATTATCCCTTCTATCCAATCAATATCTAATGTTCCATTCCCTGAAACTTCAAATATATTTTTCCCAGTTGGCAATGAAACTACGCTAATCGTATCTTTGTCAAAACTATAATTTTGATTACCGATTTTTACAGTCAAATTTCCTTTTATACGTAATGTCAAGTCACTATCAATAATCCCATTATTAATTAAGTCACCCTTAAAAGGAGTATCACTAGTAACTTCATAATGTGTATCTTGTGCAATATCTAAGTCAAAGTTAAATGTATCCCATAAATCATCAAATTGTTCTTTATACTTAAAAGGTTCACATTGAAAAATAATTGTAAAATCTACATATACTGCATTTTGTGTAAATGTTGGAGCTTCTTGAACTTCTGCCATAAAGTATCTATCCGGCATTGCGTCATCAATTAATTTTATTTTACCATTTGGATTCATAAGCCATTTCTCAAGCTTTGCTATTTCTGTATGCATTACGTATAAGTCGGAAGTACCTACATAAATTCTACACGGGTATGTAACTGTTCTTTCTTCAAAAACAGCATTTCCATATACACCACTTAAATCTACTATTCCCGAACGATAAGGAACGGTAACCGTGACTTTTCTTTTTGCTGGCAAAGTTTCTTGTTTACTCATTAACACTTTTAATCCAAACTCACTTGAATGATGACCATTGAAATAAAAACCGTAATCATAAGTTGGCATTCACAGCAACTCCTCTTTTATTTAAATTTTGCCTTTTAGTCCTAGATGTAGTTCCATAATCTTCATAAATAGGTGCAAAACTCGAACCATCTACAACCAGACGTTTATTTAAGATATCTTCTAATTTTTTATTGATTTTATCTAGTTTACCTGAATAATCCTTAGATTTAACATTGGTATTATCTTTCGACACATTACTAATATTGGTAGATGGAGCAATCATTGAGCCATCATATCTACCAGCTTGAATAATACGATTTAATTTAGCACTCATACCATTAGGATTTTTAGCTGCTCTAGCTTTAATAGCTTCTATAATGTGGTTATCAGCAGTGCTTCTAGACGGATTAATAGCAATCTCTGGTTCTCCATCAACTTCACCAAAAATAGATGGTCTATCAGCCCAACCACCGTTAGCATATCTTCTGCCACCTGATGGACCCCAACCACCTAAAGTAAGATCACTTCTCCAAGTCGTATCATTAAACATTGCTAGAAGTTGGTCAAAAGGCTTATAAATATCATGGTGTCCTGGCATAGCATAATGCATAAATGTACTATCTATAAATTGCAAGATACCTTTTGAAGGATGACCTGCTTTAGCGTTACTATCCCAAAGATTAATAGCTCTAGCATTACCCCCAGATTCATGTTGAATAACATTTAAGATATGAGCAATGTCTCCAGCACTAACACTTACATGCATTTTAGATGCAGCTCTTTTAATTAAAGATTCACTAACAGGACCATTTCCACCAATCTCATCTAGCTTGTCTTTTAATTTTGTAAGTAAATTCTTGAACCAAGTTTCTCCCCAGTGAGGAATTTTCTTAGCACCTGAATCTCCAAAATCTTTCCAAAATGATTTAGCAGTATTAGTTCCAGCTGAGTATATCTTTAATAGAGTTCCCAATGGATCACTTAGTGCGTCTGTAATAGCATCTATCTTATCGTCAATCATATCTTCTAATTTACTGATTTTTGAAGATGCATAATTCCAGGCTTTACCAAACCAATTACCAAAGCCACCTTCAAATCTAGGTATACCAAACATTTCAGCTGTTTCTTTAGCTGGCATAACTGCATCACCAGGATGTAACATAGTTAATACATTACGTCCTTCTGGTATTTCGATTTTGCCATTTTGTCTAAAAATTGCTTCTCTATGTAGTGGCCCTTCTTGGTCGTTTACCATTGCTAACATTGGTCTAGCTACAGGACCAGAACTACCTTGTTTGAACTTAGGTACTGAAATTTTAGCACCAAAGAAACCAGCTACTTTTTCTAATCCATTAGCACCTGTATTCCAGAAATTACCGATAGCTTTTACACCATCATGCACTATTCCTTTAATACTTCCCCAAATATCAGATACTTTCTGTTTGATTCCGTCCCAGATACTATTCCACTTAGATTTAATAGCGTCTAAAGCTCCTGAAATAGTATCTTTAATATCATCAAACTTTCTCTTAATAGCTTTCCAAATTCCACCTAGAACATCTGAAATCTTGTCTAAAATTCTATTCCAAATACGTTTAGTTGCTTTTAATACATCATTCCAAGCATCACTAACAGTATCAACAATTTTACTAAAGGTCTTACTTAGTGGTTTCCAAATAGTTCCAACAATATTAACTATAGTATTTTTAACACTATTCCAAGCCTTGCTGGTTATTTTTTCTAATCCATTCCAAGCTTTACTTACAACTTTTACAATGGCATTTATTCCCTTAGATACAACTTTGCTCAAGCTATTCCAAGCTTTAGAAACTGTTTTAGCAATTCCATTCCATACCTTACTTGTAGTTTTAGCAATAGGATTCCAAGCTTTTTCAATATTCTTTTTAAGACTGTTTATTACTTTCATAACTGGCTTTTCTATTTTTTGCCAGACTTTTATAATTGCAGCAGTTAATAAAACAAATGGAGCAAGTGCTACAGTACCTATTATTTTGGCTTCACGTTTAATTTCTTTTCCCAAAGCATCAAATACTTTTACAACAGGTTTCTTAATTTTGTTGAAAACTTTGCTTATTCCACCAATAGCCTTTTCAAAACCACTAGCTATCCCTTTGCCAATATCAGCCACTTTTTTGGTTGCACTTGTTTTTAGCTCATCAAATACCTTACCTGTATCTTTCTTAATTTTGGTAAAGTTCTTACCAATTGAGCCACCGCCTTTAGCTCCAAGCATTCCACCAACAGTTGAACCAACAAAACTACCAACACCAGCACCTACAGCAGTACCTGCACCAGGTACAACAGAACCAATTGCTCCACCAATCCAAGCTCCAGCTGCACCACCTGCAGCAGTCCCACCAGTTGCTCCAACAGCTCTACCAATTTTTTCATTCTTATTATTTTTGTTGATACCGATTAATTCAGTACCACCAGCAATTAAAGAACCAACAACAGGAATTCTAGATGCTGTTCTTGCAATGATACCTTTCTCTGCTGCTCTTACTGCTGTTCGTTGACCTACTTGTGCTGCAGTTCTAGCACCATTAGCTATTGTTCTTGGTCCAACTTTCTCAACAGTAGATTTTGCAACTGCCTCAGCTACCTCTTGTCCTCCACGCTGAATACCAAATAACTTATCAGCACCTATACCAATTAATCTACCTACTTTACTTGCACCAGTAGCTTTTACTCCACCTTCTGCAACTTCTTCAGCAGTGGTTGCTAACTTACCACCTTTTGCACCTACTCCTATACCTTTGGCAATACCACTTAATCCACCTAGCCCTATAATATCTTTTAGAATTTTATAGTAACTAGTCAAAGCAGTCACCATATCCCAGGCTTTTTTTGTAACAAATAAGCCTAACATGACTTGAATAAAAGCTCTTAAATCTTCCTTATTATCAATAATGGTTTCTAAAATATCATTTATTTCATCTAAAACATCACTAGCACTATCACCTTTGTCGTGTGTAACACCTAATGCATCTGCAATCATATTAAGAATACCTTTAAAAGTATCCCACACAGCAGAACCAATGATTGAGGCTATACTACCAAGATTTTTCAGTAATTCAGCTATTTCATCTTTATTATCATGTAAGAATTTACCAACTGTTGTACCTAAATTTTCTACCCACTTAGTTGTTGTATTAATAATTCCAGTAAAATTAGCTTTGCCTAGCTCTTTAATAATATTGCTAATACTTGTAACAACTGCTGCTTCTAAATTCCCAATAGCACCTTCAAACGTAGCAGTACTTGCTGCAGCTTCTTTAGCAGCTTTAGTCATACCTAATTGACTAATAGCCTTATTGAACTCTTTAGCACTTATTTGTCCTTTTTCCATTGCATCACGGAAATTACCAGTATAAGCACCATTCTTCTTCATGGCTTCTTGCAATTTGCCAGATGCACCAGGAATAGCATATGTTAATTGATTCCAGTTATCAGTGGTTAACTTACCAGCACCAGCAGTTTGCGTCATTACCATTGCTACAGATTTAAATGTTTCTTTAGTTCCACCAGCTTGAGCGTTCAAGTTACCGGCTGCCTCAGTTAATCCCATATAATCTTTGATACCATTTGCTGCTAATTGAGCTGTGGTATTTGAGACATCATTAAGCTCGTAAACTGTATCATTAGCGTACTTTTGAACTTCTTTAGCTGTTTTATTAATTTCTTCAGAACCAAAGCCACCTAATTTCATTGTTGACCTAAATTTATCCATAGCATCAGATGCTTTGATAGCTTCACCAGTTAAGTCTTTTAACTTGCCTACTACCATTCCAACACCTGCAGTTAATACATTACCTGCAAAAACACCTAACATAGTTTCTTTTAATCGTTTGAATTTATGCTCAGTATTTTCTGTATTATTCTGTAATTCTTTCAACTTAGGACTAGCATTATCATTTAACTCAGCTTTAGTAAGAATTTTTAAAGGAACTTTTTTCAATAATTCTTCATAATTAATAACTTCACCTTTTTGTACTTTAGTCAATAATTCTGTTCTGACTTGCTTAGGTAGTTTTTTTAGTAATTTGTCAAAATTATCTATTCCTTGTTCTTTCGCATCTGCTGTTATCTTGGTAATAACTTCTTTAGGTACTTTACGTAATGCAGTTTCAACTTCTTCAGTCTTACGTCTTAAAGGTTTATCATCAGCATCAAATTTTGACTTAATAGGATCTTTAAATTCTTTTTCAATATCATCATGAGTTTGTTTAGCTTTGGTCTTAGATTTATCCAAATTATCAGATAAATCTTTTTCCAATTTATTTCCTGAATCTTTACCGATATTTTTTGCAATATCATTAATTTCCTTAGTATCAGAAATGAACTTATCCTTACCACCTAAAACAACATCAATATTAACTGTACTATCTGCTGCCATTTGATTAACCTCCTTTCTAAGACTGAGCTAAAGCTTTCAATGAATCTGCAAAACTGACCACTTTTGCCTCTTGTGCTTCAACTGTTTTATTTTCATCAAGTTCGTAATAATTTTGTGCTTCTATTGCACTTGTCAATTCTTTACCTTGTAAGTCACTGACATCTTTTCTGCGTATATCTAAGATTTTTCTGAAATAAGTATTCTCATCTAAGCCATCAAATAAAGCTTTAAATACATCCCAGTGCATTTTCCCTTGCTCTGCAATTAAATCAATATTGTATTGTTGTTTAAAGCTTGCATAGATTGCCCCTGCGTCTTGCGTATAAGAGAATAATTTCTGAGTATTAACTTCACTTGAAACTACATCACTTTCAACAGGATCATTACCATAAGCAGACTTAGATATATAACCTGTAATTTCATCAATTGCTTTCATAGCAAATTCAGCGTCCTTAGGTTCAAAACCAAAAAACATTTCAAATGCAATTACAATCTTTTCTGCATCTTGAAAAGTCTCATCTTCAAGTAAGTTATACATTCTAATCACGTTATCAAAACTCAAATCTATTTGATATTCTTTACCTTGATACGTGTATGAACTTCTTAATGGTTCAGTCAAAGATAACATGACTAACCACGTCTTTTCTTAGTATATTTTTCTGCACGTCTTTCTTTACGATTTTTATTAGTCTGTAATTTGTCGTTCAAAACATCATCAATTGCAGCAATAATTTTACTGATTGCTCTAGTAGATTGATTGTAGTAATCGTAAATTCGTTTACCTTCACCAGTGCCAAAGATTCTATCCATTGCTTTAAAGATATCTGCACGTCCATCATGCATAGTATCAACTACTAACTTCTTACGTTCTTCTAGTGACATTTCTTTAAATTTTTCTTCTGGCATATCAGTTAAATCTTCAATTCGTTTGCTCAATTCAAGTTGAACATCTGAGATTTTAACTGATAATTCATCATTCAAAACTAAAGAATATTTTTTCTCAGCTACTGTAACATCTACTTTAGTATCTAGATTTAATCGTTCGTCTAAATTAATACTTGGCATTTTATTTCCTCCAATCGTCTCACATTACTCGTCTCTGTTTATTTTATTTATAATGTTGGTTCTTTTTTAGCGTCTTCTGCACTAACATATTTAGGTTTTCCGTTGAATACAGGAACTACACTAAATGTTTGCTTAGCACCAGGAGCACCACCTGTTGATTGAATGTTGGTTAATGTAACTACGCCAACAATGTAAGATCCATCTGGATATGTGAACCTAAATAAAGTCTTTAAAGAATCTCCGATTTCTAATTGCTTACTTGCAATATAGTCTTGAGCTGGATCTCCATTTAAACGGTGACCAGCAATAGTGAATTGATAACGCTTGGATGTTACATCAGATGTGCCAAAGCCTTCTCCGTCGTAATATTCATCATTTGTTGTTGTATCGTTTTCTGCTGGTGTTACGTTGTTAATACCTGCAGCTAAACGAGCCCATTTAGCACTCGCTAAAGCAGACATATCCTTATTGCCTGCAGTATCAATTTCCATTTTTACTTTATGGTTAAGAATAAAAGAACCAATTTTTTCTGGTGTTTCTGCCATAACTAATCACTCTCCTTATAAGTATCAACTGTGATTTTAAAATCAAATAAATAAACAACATTACCCTCTGTATCTGCAGACACTATGTGTGGGAATGTTGTTACTTCTAATTTATTAAAACTAAAACTATCATTCTGACTAACCAAATTAAAATTATATTCTGAAATATACTTTGATATATTCCACAATGTTTGATTAATCAGTTCTTCATCATTACTACGCATTGCAATTTCAAAGATAAATTCTTCTGTTCGATTGCCTGCATAATCTTCATCAATTACTGTTGATGGCAAGTCATATATACGTAATTCTGGACTTGTTTTATTAGTCATATACGACTGATACAATTTAACTGGCAAATCTACATTATCGTTAATGCAATCTGTCAATCTATCCTTTAGGTCCATGATATTCAACTACCTTTCCATCAAGTAAGCCTTGTTTAAATACCCTAACCCAATTGTTAGAGTACAAGCTTTTTGCTTTCAAGTCCCATCTAGATGTTGCTTGTGGATGTTCACTTGTCGTCCAGTGAGTAATTGGATGTCCGTTAATATATCCATAGAATTGAGGTTTAGCATAAGGTGTTGTATAGGTAACATGGTTATCTTGTACATGGACTGACCTTGATAAATTACTTTGCTTGAATGGTACGAACTTATCCATATCCATTGCCATTTGATTAGTGAAATTATAAAGTCCACGATTTAAAGCTTTCTCAGAAAAACGATCAAAACCTTTACCATGAACTGATACCACTATTGCCATTACAACACCTCCAATTCATAAGAATAAACATCATTACTGTAAGGCTCACGATTATCTACAATATTAGTAATTGTGTATTCCTTACCTTCAAAGATTAACTTATTTCCAACGCTATCCCTATCTAATCTAGGTAACGGATTAGAAATTTTGGCAAACAAAAAGACAATAGCATTAGCCGTGATTTTACGATTATTGCTATCGCCTGAATAGATTGTTTGTGGTTGTACAAGTACATTTTTTACCTCAACTTCTTCTGTTTTTTGCTTACCATATTTATCCAATTCACCTACTGGAATCTTTAAAGTAACACTTTGATTACATAATCTTCTATCAATTCTAGGTATCATCTGTGTACACCTCGATATAACAAACCATATCTCCCTAATAGATTATATGCTTCTGTACATAAACCATTCTTCATAGTTGCTCCTACATTGCCAGCAGGACTTAAAGATAATCTACCTACTGTGATACTGGTAAATTCATTTTGAGCTAAATCATAACTCTTATTAATACCAGTTGCATACATAAAATCTACTTGCTCACAGATAGCCATTTTAAACGTTTCTACGCGTCTTTTTGACTTATCGACTAATATATCATGAACCTTATAAAAATCATTTGTGGCTAAATCTATGATACGTTCTGCACCTTTTACAAGGTTATTAAATACATCTTCATCTAGCCTATAACCAAGCTCAACATATTCATCATAAGTTAGATAAGCCATTTACATCACCTTACTAACCTTTAGCTGTTTCAGCTGCAACATAAATAGATTTCTTGGCATTTTCAAAGACTAATGCGTCATAGTAAGATAATCCTTTAATTGTCCAACGATAACCAGCACGATCATTATCTGGAGAAATCACGTCAACTGTATCGTATTTAACAATTGGAGCAATCGCAAATGTTGGAACTGCTAAGAAGTTTACTGTATCAGGAATTGTTAAACCTTGAATACGATCCTTAGCAACTGTTAAGATTGGTGTTCCACCGTCTAATTGAGCAACACGACGGTTAATTCCATTAATTTGTTGTTGGTTAACAGAGAATGTCTTAGATACACCATCAGCATTCTTTAATGCTTTGTAGTACTTAGTAGATACAAACATTAACCAGCCACCAGGAATTTGATTGTCAATCATATAGGATTCTACTTCATCATATGCTGCTAAAGCATTCTTAGAATCAATTGTATCTGTTACTAACTTACCACCAGCCTTAGCTGTGTCATAAATCTTTTGAGCTAGGAATTTATCACGGTGTGGAATTGTAATTCGTTGGTTATGCTCACGAACAACATTAGCTACTGTGTAAGCTCCGTTTTCGGACATATCCAATTGATCTAGGTCATATCCAATCCAATCTTCTTGTGTTAATTCAAGAGTTTCTTTTGTAACATTAACATTGTTACGTGCGTTGTCTTGATTACGTTTATATTTTGTTGCATCTGCAAAACCGTCCATCTTGTTAATACGAACTGTCTTAACTCCTGTAAAGTCTGCAGCTGTGATAGACTTAGCACCACCTTGTAATGGTTGCCAGAGTTGAGAATCTGCTCCAAACTCTTCATCAATCTTTAATAAATCTTTTTGATCTAATACTACTACCATGTAATTTCATATCCTTTCTAAATTGATTTCATACGTGCTGCAATGCTAGAAACTACTGGATCAACTTTACCATCAGCACCATTTTCACCATTATTAAACTTACCGCCAATGTTAATCTTTGGTTCTGGTTTGCTTTCTTCAAATAAGTAACTATCACTTTGTTGGATAGCTTTAATCTGGTCATCTAGTCCTTTCAAACTATCTCCATCAACGGTTACTTTTTCTGTGTCAATAAATGGTAAAACTGCCTTTACGTTCTTAGCTTTTGCTTCACGTAATGCTGTTTCGATTTTAAAATTTTTAGTTTGAGTAGCTAATTTATTTTGCCATTCTTCATTAGCTTTCTTGTTGTCAGATTGTAATTGTTTGATTTGTTCGTTTAAATCATCAACGTTTTTAGAATTCTTTTGCAAATCAACTAACTGTTGATCTCGTTCATCAAGTTGTGATTTCAAACCGTCACGTTCATTAGTTAAACCATTTACTTTTTCTTGTAAACTGGTTATATCTTTACCGTGTTCAGCCATCACTTTTTCAATCTGTTCATCAGTCAAACCTAAATTTTTCAAATCTTCACGTTTCATGTCAATCTCTCCTATCGTTTTTATTTTACGTGGAACGCTCCACGCTGATTGATTGCATACAAAAAAAGCAGTTTTACGACTTACTCAGGTCGGAATGTTATAATCCAGGAATATCACCGATAATATCAAGAATTCCTTTAGCTGAATTCTTAACTTTGGCAATAGTGCTATTCTCATGCAAGAATGAAATACCTTTAGGACTAACCATAATATCAGACTCTAAATGTTTTCCAAGCATATCTTCATAATATGCTTTATTAAGAATTAAGCCCTCATCATCTAGAGTATCAAAAATATATTCAAAATATCTTTGATTAATACCTAAATATTCAGGTGTGAGTTTTTGCATATCAACTACTTCATCTTGCTTTAAGCAATTATACAGATATGTTAAAACACGGAACACAATTACATAATAATCATCCTTTGCCATGTGTTACACTATCCTTATCTAATTCAATACTATCAATATCACTAAATGCAATATAATTACCATAAGAATTGCTACCCGTATAGTTATAAATTATGATGTCGTATCCAAATGATTCATAATCTACATCTACAACGTATAATTTAATTTTCTTACCATTCTTTAAAGTAACTATACACCATTTCCAATTAAATGCATCCATAACATCCCAAAGATTAGTGTCTTTATTTATTTCCATTATTCTTCAGCTCCCTTGGTACAGCTGGAATTGCATGATATCCCTTATTAGATTGTGCAATTCTCATACGTGTAGTTTCTGCAACTATATCGTCCTTTTTATAAACCCCTACAACTTCATTGGCATCTATAAATTGGAAATAATCTCCTAGCTTAGAAAGATTAATATTCTCTTTTACTATTTTATCTAATTTTTCAGCAGAAATAGTAAAGTAACTAGGCTCTTGACCATAATACTTATATTTAGGATCTTTGCTTTGTTCTACACGTCTATTATACTCCATTGTACCTTGAAAGTGGACATTTTGCTTATCTATATTCATAGTTAAACGTTTCTTCAAAAATGTTTTTTTATCATTTTCTAAAGATTGAGTACCTATTTGCTCCCTATTATAATCTCTAGTCAAAATATCATGCTTGTTACCATACATCTTATTAGTTTCCTTGATGTACTCTCTTAACTTCTTTTGACGTGCTGAAATTAGTGTTTTAGTGCGAGTTATCATTTGCTCGTCTTCTAATTCTTCAGCAATTTTTAAGCGTTTCTTAGCGTCTCTGATTGAGCGTTCATAGTAGCGTTGTTTTTGACGTAAATTACCATTCCTAATTGCTTCTTTAGGATCATACTGGGTCATGTTATTCACGTTGACGCCTGGAGTAAATGGAAATAATTTGTGTCTGCAGTTAATTCCTAATGTTCCAGCAGGTTCACCGTACCCATGATTATAGATTGAATCGTATTTGTCATTATAATTAGGATCATCAGTTGGAACTATATTGACTATTTTACCTTGAATATAAGCACACGTTTCACGACTGTTAGGGTGGCTAGACATTAAACATAACACTTGGCCAAACTCTTGCATTCGCTTAGTTCGTAAATCATTGTAAGTCCTATTAGATGTTGTCGTAAGTATCATACGTGTATAACCTTCAAGAGACCATGCACGTCCAGACTTATCTCTCATAACTTCGATACCTTTATCTAATTGTTGGTAAATAGCGTCCTTGACTGCTCGATCATGAGTTTTAAGCCCAGTTACAGTTTCAATTGTTGAGCGTTTTAAAATTTCCTGGTATGTTCGCATAACAGGATTAACACCATAATTGCGACTAAGCAAAGTTTGATTAATCGTATTGTTTAGAGTATCTGTAGTTTGTCTAACCATTGAATCAAGCATGTTAAAACTCTCATCACTGATTGGCTGACTTACTTGACCACTGTACTTCAATTCCTGGCTAACTTCATCTAATATCTCATATCCATCTTGTTTTAAGATAATTTCAATTTCACTAGGTGAGATACCGTCAAAGTCTGCCATTAAATCAATTACTCTCTTGGTTAATGCTCCCATTTGTGATAATTGATGTGCTTGCCACTGAACAACATTATCTTGTGTTACATCTTCATAGTGCCCACATTGTAACACTTTGATAATTTCAAAAAATATCTTATCTTCCAAATTAGAACATAGATTAGCAATATTATTTGTATCTTGGTCTATTTTCTTCTTTGAATCCATAGGCTAGACACCACCTGTATCTTGCTCCTGAAATACATTAGCAGAATAATCTGGTTGTTCATTATTAACTTGAGCTAACCACTTTTGAGCATTCTCTTCGCTCAATCCAAAATTACGTTTTAGGTATTCAAGCTTTGGCATAATTCCAGCAGCAACTAATTGCATCTCATCAGCTCGTTGTTTATCTTTATCAATAAACACACCATCATCAAAATGTATAGACAACTCAACATCTGCTACATTGCCAGTCCATCTAGGTTTACCATCAGAAAAGAACTGTCCCACACTAGCTACTTCAAGAATTGCATTAACTAATTGATTTAAAAACAACTCTACTTGAGTTAAGTAACTAGAACGTGTCTGATAGGTTGCAGAATTTTCACTGACAACTTCAGTAGCTGTTTTAACTCCTTGTCCATCATAAGAAAATGTACCAGAACTAAAGCCAATCTGTTGTTCAAATTCACGTAAGAAATAATCTATCGACTCTTTAAATTGAGTTGAACGAATATCAGAAGTTAAGTCAGTTACACTCAATTTATCTGTATCTCCATACATACCTTGATAAACATCTTCGTCCTTATCAAATAGGACTGGATGAGCGTCGTCTACTTCATCTCCGTACAGATTGCCAGTAGGTTTTAACATTTCAGCAGGAACTGCAATTCTACGTTTCCCCATTCTAACTTCATGTACAAACATATCATGAGTTCGATTGATAGCGTCTATTACATTCCTAGAATTATCTACAATACCAACACCAAGTGGACTATCTAAATTCTTATTATTAGCTCCTGGTGTTCTGAAATATGCAAATAATGGTTTGGTAATAACATCAGTAAAGATTAATTCTGGTGCTAAATTAGGATATAGAGTTCCAAGTGCTACTTGTTCTCCAATTACATCTGATTGATAAGAACGGTATAGCTCATTTGTTATATGATAAGTTTTAGCATCATCCCACTCGTGAAATTCAAGCAATGTATAATAAACATTTCTATCATTTTCAGTTTTAACTGTACGACTAGCAAAAGCACATTCAGAAATATCATCAGTGTTGTTACGCAACGGATAGAATTGGTCTGCGTTAGCCCAAGCTATTCTAATAACATCATTATCATCAACATAAGGTCTTGCAGCTAAACCGCCTAAAGCAATAGCAGTTTCTAAGCGTTGTTCAAATCTCATATTGAATTTATTATCTTTAACTACTTCATTAATAAACTCGTTTGTTGTTTCATCTTCCAAAGACAAGGAACATTGTTCATTAAAGATAATTGACGCTAATTTCTTAGATGCTAACTTAGTCACGTTTAAAGAACTCAACGGACGTTGTCTATATTCACCATATGAATTACGATACTTAACTTTTGGTAAATCATCTTTGTAATACAACTTGGCCAACTTTATCCGTTCATATTCCATTGGATCAATTGAAACTCTATTATCATCAGTAATGTTAGTTAAACTCTTTACCATTCCTAACTTGGCACCTCCTTTCCTAAACCAATCTTTTATCTGTTGAATTAATGACATCACTCCACCACCTTAATATTTCAGACCTAGCAAGCGTTCATTATCTCGCACAAAGTACTGAAATTGGTCGCATGTATGGTCTTCTTCTTTAATAACTTTAGGATCGTCACTGTTTAAAGTTTTTTCATCCCATCTGTAATTCCTATGTTCTTCGATAAAGATTTTATTTGACTCAGTATCCAGATAATAAAAACGACCCTGAGCAACTATATTTTGCACACGGTCTATCATGTCTACTTTTTTCAATTTTGCTACCTTATGAAGATGTACTCCGTAATCATTGTAGAATTGATTATCTAAAGCACCTTCAGCAGAATCTATTGTTAATTTAGTTGCCGGCTTTTTGAATTGTTTGGCTAACTTATTGATGAATGAATACAAGTCCTTAGATAACTCACTAGGTGGCTTTTTATGAGCCTTGCCTTGTGGACTGTAATAATAAGTATCTAATAAAATTACATTACCTTTTCTAGTCAATCCATAAGCTCCAAATGTAGTAGCAGATACTTCATGGCCAGAGTCAATAGCACAGAACCAATTTGTAATGTAATCATCACTTGGCAACTCTTTTAATGCTTTGAAATTATCCATATTGTAAATATTAGTACCAAGTCCAATAACTTCACCTAGATACAACCAACGGTAATAGTCATAATCATTATTTTTATAACTCTCAATCAGTTTTAATTGCTGCTCTGTTGTGAATCCTAATTCATCATCTAAGTAAGTACTCGTATCAACAAAGTATTCTGGATCTTCTTCTCTAGCAGTTACCCAGTCATTAATCCACTCATAAGGATTGCGTGGTGGATTGTATGAAAAATAAACTTTTACATCATCAACATAATCTGGCTTTTGTCTAATAAAAGAAGGTATAGACTGATCAAACACATCTACACCTTTCATGTTTGCTGCTTCTTCAAACCAAACAGCAATAATATTATCTACCTTGTTAGATTTAAGCTTATGTGGATTATCAGCACCATAGAAATAAAACGTACTGCCAGTTAGCTTATGTGTAATTCTCAATGGTGACTTGTAGTAATTGTACTCATCACTTAAATTAAGCATATCTAAAGCCCACATGATTTGACTATAAACTGTGTCATGTAAATCTGACTTATTGGCCAGAATACATACAACATTTACTTTTTTGTGCAACTGCGTCCACTTTTTAACTGATGTAACTAACTTTAAACTAATAACAGATGACTTAAACGAACCACGCCCACCTTTAGCAATGATATATGATTTCTTAGTGGTCCATAATTTGTAGAAGTGTGGATTAACCATATCAGTCATTTTTATAACTTTACTCATCTTCTGCATCCCCTATATCATCAACTAAAACAGTAGAATCATCTGCCTTGTTTTTGCCAGTTAGTTCATCAGCTCTCCAGCGTGCAATATCTGCCTCTGCATTTGCCTTACGTACCTTAGCTTTATCTAGCTCTGGTGTGCTACTATCAGTTAATCTACCAGCCAATTTCAAAATAGAAATGGCAGCCTGTAACCTAACCATTTCAGATTTAGCTGTTTTAACTAAAGCATAAATAGATTGCATTGCTTCTGAAACATACTTATCTTCAATAATCATAGTTTCATATTGTCTTCTAGCTTGTTGGAATAATTTATTTTCACGTTTCCACTTATAAATTAAACTCTCTGAGCAGTGAAGTGTTTCTGCAATTTCTTTATTGGTATAAGCACCTTCATATAGCATAACAACGGCTTTTCTTTGCCTTTTAGTCAATTCAAAAAAAGGTCCTTTTTCTTCACTTTTCTTCACACCATATCACCCACCACCTTTTAATTTAATCTTACTAATATCTCTACTGTACTTACGCTTATGTTTTACTGGATGTTTCTTGTAGTGCTTTTCTAACTCACGTAACATTTTCAGTTCTTCATAAGTTTGTACCTTTCCAAAATCTATACTATCTTTCATAATTTGGACATATAAAGTTATCATAAGTGAACCTACTACCATCAACACCTGTTAACTTATAATAATCATATCGTCTACCTACAATTTGGTTATACGGTACTTCTTCATCATTCTCATCAAAGTATTTGATTGTATTTGATAATTGCCCACGATAACCTTCAAAGTGAACTATTAATCCATCCTTGAATTTAATTTCTCCTTTTAATTTTTCCATACGTTTTTCTCCAAAATAAAAAGCCAGCCTGCTTAGACTGACTTAATTTCAATCGACTTAAAATAATCTATGTTAAGTAATACTCCCCAATCTTCTAATTTTAAGTACGTTACTTTTCTTTTAACTAATAATCTTAATGATTTAGCAATAACTTCATTCAGCATCTCTTTAATCTGAGGAGTATTAGGATATTGTGGAGATTGAATTTTCCCTCTTGTTGTGTCAATAATTACTATCATCAATATCACTCGTTTCAAATAAATATAATACAAAAGCCTAGCCATAAAGACTAGACTTCTTGAAGTGAAATTTAATTTAACAACTAAAGTACGCATTAGTAAGTTTTAACTCTCATGGTCTATAAAGCGACTAACCTAACTTACCTTTGCTACAATACCATAATAATTCACTAAAGCACCGTTGCAATTCCGCTAACTTTCCGTTTGATTTCCGTTTTTCTTGATATATACATGCAAATTAGGACAATCTGGTTGTACCTCTAATCTGTCTGCAAATTCATTTAATGCATTAATTTTTAATTCTGCATATCTAGTTTTTTCATAATTCAATTTTTGCATTATCTGCCAATCATACATATCATCTAGATATTTAGCAATTAGTATTTGTTTATGAATTAAGCGACAGTTGTTTAAAGCTTTACTAACTCCAATTAAAATGTTCTTTGCTATGTATGATTTAGATTCAAAATGATTTACCAAAATCTCTTCACTACCATTTTTAAAACTAGGTGATTTAGGCATATCATCAATCACTGGCGAACGTAAAAATGACGGTACTTCGTTTGCCATTCGTAATAATTTATCTAAATCTTTGTTAAAAAAATTCCTAACATTTCTAGCCGTTTGGACTTCGTCGACTGGCTCAAAAAGTTCCATATAGTCCATTTCTACACTCTCCCTGTGGTATAATTATTTTAGTTGATTTAAGTGGCACGTTTCCAAGGGAGTGTGCTTTTTTATTTACCAAGAAACAACATTAAAAACGTCATAGATACAATGACCACTCCTACAACACTGATAATATCTTTCGCATCTTTGTACTCATCTTTATTAGCAAAAATAAACAATGTATAACTTAAGATAATATAAAATATAGTTATAAGTATTATCCCTGCTGCTATTGCTTTGTTAATTGTCATCTTCACCCTCCTAAAAATTATCATCATGAATGTTAGCTATTACAGAAACTTTAACCTGTGTTTCAGCTGCATCATGATTTTTAGCTCTGACAATCATGTTATGCAATTTATTGTTAATAAAATATTCAACTAAATATAATTTCATCCAATCAATCCTCCATTACTTGCTTTTGGTTAGCTACAGCTTGGCTATAGTCTAGTTTATGTTATCTTCTGCCTTCATTTATTTCGTTTAATCCGTTGATAAACTTACGGTAGTTGTTTAAATCAATTTCAAGCCCTACCTTGTCGTTATCTTCAACGTGTACAATCATGTTCTTGTAGTTATCAAACAAGTCTTTGATAACACCTTCGATTTTTATGGTTTTCTCGTCCTTTTTCTCCACTTTCTCATCTTCTTTCTTATCTTCTTTATTGTCTACTTCAACCTTTTCTAACGAATAAACCGACCAACCAGGCATTTTTTTAGCCTTAGCTTGAGCGTCTACTAGATTTTCGTATGTAGTAATGTAGCCATTATCTCTTTTTAGTAAAATTCTGCCTTCGATTTCTGTTCCGATAACATAATAACTAGTCATTAGCGTCACTCCCTTAATCAAAATCGCTTGGCACTATATCTAATAAACCAAGTTGATTTCCTAAAACATCAAATTTTACTTTATAAGTATTAGGTTCTAAATATCTAAGTACTACTTTCTTTGTGCCTTTTTTATAACTTTCATCAGTATGATACGTTAACTTTAGAAAATTGATTAGTTTCTCTTCTCCGTTGATATACAATTTTATGTTGTCCATATCATCATCATTAAATTCTATCCTGTATTTTTTAGCCATGATGTCACTCCTATTGTTTTATTTGTTATACCGGTATAATACCTTGCCACGCCCTCAAAACGTGCGACCGGCTCAAATCTTGCGGATACAAGGTGGATAGTTACAGACTGTACGAAGAATTTACGAAGGTCTGTGCCTTCTTTCATATTTTTTTGCTCAAAATTTTATGTCTGTAACTATTGTGTATTTAAAAGAAAGTCTGGTTTTCGGTAGTAATACTGCTAAATTGCTACGAATAATTAAATGTAAAGAAGGAAAATGCTCACCTACCTTTTTAATAAATTTTGTTGTTTTGTAGTTCATCAACAATATCACTACCTATGACTTAGCACCCTTTGACAAGTACTAAGCCTATACACTTTTTAATTTCTATTTTCTTTTTGCTACATATCCTTGCTTGATAAGTTCTTCAAAATACCTGACCTGTTGCCACAAGTAAGGATCATCATTTGTATTTCCTTGCCATGAAGATATACGATTCATAGTATCCACTAAAGGATTGAGTGGAAAATCATATTCTTTCATCAATTCAGCTAATCTGTCTATTGCCGTAACTTTATTATCCACAACTTATCAACACCTTTCTAAATATCTTCATCTACTGCATATCCAATTACATTGTCATTTGTCAGTTGGAAATAAGCAGTTCTTTTCTTATTTGTACTTTTTCCGAAATAATGAACTACACAATAAGGATTGTTATTATCATCTTTACGATCTTCCATTTTTTGAACGTTAGTAAAATGTAATGTATCTCCACTTGCTAAAAATATTGTTACTTCTCCTTCATAGTCCATTTCTATTCCTCCTAAATTTCGTTTATTTCTACATTAACTAGAACGTCCCCATCTTCTGCAAATTCTGCTATCAATTCTTCTAACGAATCGCTTGTTGCAATAACTGCGTTTCTAGTTAAATTAACAATCGAATACTTACTAATCGTATCTTCTGTAATCAGATATAAATAATCACCATTTTTTTTGATAACATTTCCTACTTTGTAAATATTTTCTGGTTTTTCATCGTTAAAATTAATCTTCATCTTACTTCCTCCTCATTCAAAACGTTAAAATTCATTACTTAGTACGCTTTTTAATGCATCTGAGTTAATTTAAGCTTGAGATCTAACTGGTTAAATTCAAATACTAAATTACTAAATTCATCTTTAAATTCATCAAACTCTTTGAACTTAAATTGATTCTTTCTAAATCATCTTCGATTGCATTTAGCATTACTATTAATACATCCATTTTGCATGACCATTCTGCTAACTTAGCTTGCTTTTGCTCTTTTGTTAATTCTCCAAACAAATCCTCAATATTTTCATTCATCCCATATACCTCATTTCAGACTATTCTTACACTGTGAAATTTAATTGCTCTCAATCAATTCAATTGCATCTTCAACACTTCTGCAGACGCCATATAAAACAGGTTTATCTTCAATAAATTTCTGAAACTTAATCTGATCTTCTCTAAGCTTTCCAGTTTCATTTTTAACTTCTATTAGAATCATCTTTCCATCACTATGTCTAAATCCTGTGATATCTGGCCAGCCTTTAGGTGCTAATTTAATCACTGTTCCAAATTTTGTTTGTACAGTTCCAGCGTTACTTCTAAACACAGTACATCCATGCCTAGTAACTGCAACCATAATGTCATTTTGAATTTTTTGTTCTAAAGTCAATCGTAAAATCCTTTCTAGTGTAGTCACTAAAATATAGTAGTCACTAAATCATTTTTTTAGTGATACAGTAAAACCCTATTAAATCAAGGTTTCTTAAAAATGTAGTCACTATGTAATCACTAAAAAAATCTTTACAAACGTTGTTATATCAACCTTTACATACATTTTAGTCTGTAGTCACTAATTTTAAACTTTTTGAAAAAATATCTAGGATATTTTTCCAGTCTTCCCACCCCTTACCCCCTGTATATTTATATACTTTATATAATATATTTATGTATACAGTAACTACAGTAGTAGTATATCCTTGATATATAGGCATTTTAGCGTAGTCACTAACTCAAATTTTAGTGACTACATAGTGTCAACAGTGCCTACACTTTTTTATATCCTCGTTTAGGAACTCCATTAATTCGTTTTTGAGATGGCTCCCATTCTCTATGATTATCCATAATGTATTTAATCTTCTTTGCCAATTTCCGATTCTTAATCAAATTCTCTTCTCCAAGTTCTTTAGCTATTTGAGATGATGTTATGAATGTTCCTGGCCACCCTGCTAGTACTTCTTCTATTTGAGTTTCAGCTTCATCAATGTACATGAAAGACTTCCTATTTTCTTCAAGCAGTTCATTTTCTTCGTCTGATAACATAAAATTAAAACCTTCCTTGTAGTAGTGAACACATTCACCCCAGAATTGCTTGATGATCTCTGGTGTTAAATCTGTAATAGGACTTTTAATTTGTCTGCGTTTGTTGGCCATGTTTGGCATGAATCTACGCTCCCCAGTTTTGTCCTTTAAATACGTTGATTCGTTTGTTGTCCTAGCAATAACAAAATTCTTAGGTCTTCTAACTGCACTTCTACCATAAGGTGGTCTGTATTCCAATTCTTCAGATGAAATGAACTTTTTCAAAGTTTCAAAATCTGAATTGTTAGTAGCTGTCATTTCATCATCATTGACAATTAAAGCTCTTTGCATATTCATATAACTATCTTTGTCTTTAAAGTCTGTAAACTGGTCTGTATACCAACCATTTGAAATCTTTTTTAGAAAAGTGGTCTTGCCTACGCCTTGGCCACCAACTAGATCCAACACATAATCAAACTTAGAGTTAGGATTAAAAACTTTGGCCACTGCTCCAACGAAAAATATTTTAGTCTGCAGCGTTGTCACTTCACTGATTTCAACCCCTAAAAATTCTGGTAACAATAACGCTACACGTTGTTCTCCGTCCCATTCTTTTTCAGCTTCTTCTAAGTACTTTTTGACAGGATTATACGAGTTACTTTGAGCGTCGTTACTAACTGCCATCTGCAGTAGTTTTTCGGTAAATAAAACTCCATACTTATCTTCAATGTATCTAAGAATGCTTGAAATATAGTTATCCTCAACATATCCACATTTTATGTGTAGTTGTGGAATATTTTTTATAACTTCATCAGCAAACGAAAATTCGTTATATGCAAATGTTCCTTTAAGAATCTCATCTTGCTCTAAAATCAATCCTATATTGCGTAAAGAATTAGCTTTGATAGTTCCACTTTGCGTCATTGTGAATAGAATTGGCATCTTTACAACGTTTGTTGACTCTTGGTTTTCTGCTTTTTTAATTGCATCATCAACACTCATCTTTATCCGCCTCCATTCTTAATTTCTCTATTTAAGATTGATTCAAACGTCCTATCTAGCTCCTTTTGTGGTAAAGGATCATTTGAATTTTCATTTGCTATATTCACTAACTTGTAAGCTAATCGTGGTTTAACTGATCTAAAAAATAAAGCTCCACATAAAGCAGCCAAAGCTTTATTTCTTTGACCCTGATCACCTAGACCACTTGCTATTGTTTCTAATACATCTGTAGTTGAATTACGTTCTCTAGTTAAATTTAAATCTTCACTAACTCTATTAGGGTGACCCTTAGTAGCCCTAGATTGATTAATAGTTCTAATCAAATCTAATGGAGCTTTGACAATTGGATTCTTATTTTCCCAAGAATATCCTTCACTAGGTGCAACTACTACATAATTATTAGGATGTGCTTTAATATCAATTCCAGGTTGCCAACCTATCATCTGATGTAGTGTCATCTCGTCTCTTTTAAGATAAAATAACTGCTCACCACCATGTTTTGTGGTTTGAGATAGTGTCTCTGGAAACCAGTCTTTAGGCAGTTGGTCAAACGAATTAAAACCATCTGCTCCATTCTCATGTCTATCAATATCCACTACAAAGAATTTATCAGTTTTTAAAGCTATGTTTGCAGTTGGATATTTTCTCCACAATTTCTTGATTTCATCTGCTGTTAAAGCTGGTCTATCAGCAAATTTAATCAATGGCTTTTTATTTAAAAGTGGTAGCACACTCATTCCTTTAGCTTGATATGCCAGTGCTACATTTACTAAATTCTTCATAGTAAATCCTTTCTAACGGGCATCTCACCCGTTCGGTAGTCTAGAGTTACTGCTCTAATTAGTCTTTAGAATGGAACGTCGTCATCATCAACAATGATTTCATCTGGTTCTTCTGCTTCATCAAAATCATAATTACGATATGGATATTGTGGATTTTTCTTGTTTTCACTAACTGTTAAATGCATTAAAACAGTTCTACCTTCAGCTAAAGCCAATGCATTAGCCAAAGTTTCAATATCTTCCCAATCTTCATCTTGAAGTTCAATGCCTGAGTTAGATGCTAACTTAGCAATCAATTTGATGTTACGTCCAAGCATTGGATTAGGATTCCCTTTAGCAGTTGTTTCATCCAAACTCAAATTAACAAATTCTTTTTGGCCAGCATGTTCACCATCTAAAACCTGAACTCTGATTGACAATTGTTCAGAACCCCATGGAGTATCTTGGTTCTTAATGTTATCAATCATTACTACATAATCTCCTGAAGGTAGTCCTTCAAAACCATTTACATTACCTTTCTTTGTGTCAAATCCTTCTAAAGCCTTTGCTGCTGCGTCTCTTAATCCCATTATTCTTTACCTTCCTTTACTTCTTTTTCTGTTTCAATTTTGTCTACAATTTTCTTTTGTTCTTTAATTGGAGTCTTAACAGGTTTGTCAAATACTCCTACAACGTTATCTAGGATTCTTAAAATATCCTTGTCATCAATTTCTTCACGCACGTAATGTGTACGTCTATCAGTAACTCGTCTGATGTAGTTCTTTCCTCTGCGTTTAGTTTGGATAACTAAATCGCAGTTACCATTAACAATGTTGTAGTACTTAGTTTTCAGACTAGGTACTTCAACATCACTGTCTCCTTCTTTTGCAACCCTTGAGATATAAACAACGTTCATAGGTAGTGATTTAAGCTCTACTACAAAGCTTTGTAGTACACTGTTAAACGCTGAGTAACCTTTACCATATGGAATGTCAGCTAAACTTTGGACGTCATTCTCGTAACAAATAGCTTGTTCAATCATGACTGTTAAATCATCAATAACATCAATTACAATTGTTTTATAACCAGGATTCCTAGTTTTAAGCTCTAAGATAATCTCGTCTAATTGATTAATTACAGAACGTTTAAGTTTCCCTTGTGCATCTCTAACGTTTGATAATTGAATATCTTGAGCTGGAATCATTTCCGAATTACCGTCAGTGTTTAAAAATAGTGGTACTGGAAATCTCTCAGCTAGATAAGATTTACCTGACATGGTATCTCCAAAAATGAAGAAGTTTCTAGGAATTCTTCTAACCTTCTTCTGTCTATTAAGTGGTGGTAAAATCGACACTTTAATCATTCCTTTCATTTGATAAAGCCACGTTGCTTAGCGTAAAAGTAAGCCCAACCTGGTTTATAGCCCTTCAAATCTGCATAAGCTTTAACTTCAGCGTAATTCTTTAGTTCTGAAGGTGTTTTATCAGCTACGTTATTAGCGACTTTATCATTTATGATCTTTTTGAATATTTCTTTCCTACGTGCTACAACCTTTTTCAATTCTGCTTTATCAACTACTTCAATTTCTCTTTCTTCAACTAAATCAGCTCCACAAAATGGACACGTATTACCATTTCTGTAGAATGCTGCAAAACAACTAGGACACGTTGATACTGGTTGAATCTTAGGTCTATTACTTTCTTTTTGTTTCTTAGTTCCTTCCAAGCTCCAGTATCTATCTTGAGTAGGTAAACCAAATCTTTGAACATTTCCAACTTGATCAATGATAATTGCAGTTTTGCCTGCTCTAGGATTCATTGATCTCATTGCAAATTGCAGATACAAAGACAATGATTTGGTTGGTCTCAGCATGATTACACAATCAACATTTGGTAAATCTAGTCCTTCAGTAAAGAGTTCAGCATTTGTAACTATCCTTACCTTCCCGGCTCGATAGTCTTTGATAATCTGGTCTCGTTCTGTTTTTGGAGTAGTACCAGACACTGCTTTGGCCAAGATTCCTTTTTGACTGAATTGTTTAGCTAATCTCTCAGCTGATTCAACATTGTAGGTATAAGCTATTGCCTGCTTACCTTTGGCCAGCTTAAGATACTGGTCAACTGTTCGACCATAAATCTTAGGCTTAAAGGCATCTTTAATTGATTGTTCATCATAATCACCAGTACGCTTAGTCTTTAATTTTGAAGTATCTAAAGCAACTGGAGCATAGTAATCAACTGGAGCTAGAAATTGATTATCAATTAACCATGAGATAGGTTTACCAATGATTAAGTCATCTGCTACATCTTCAAACCCTTCTCCGTTTAGTCTTACTGGTGTAGCTGTGAATAGTAACTTTAAAGCGTCTGGGAACGTTTCAAGTATTCTACGATAACTTCTAGCTAAAACGTGATGAGCCTCGTCTACGAAAATGATAGTAGGCTCTGAAAGCTTATCTACACGTCTAGTAAATGTTTGAACCATACCTATTTGAGTTAAAGACATATCAACTTCATTAGCTTCAAAAGTCTTGATAACTTGATCTACAATCTCTTTTCTGTGAACAACGAACATCACTCGATTACCTTTTTTAGTAGCACGTCTGGCAATCTCGGACATAATCACAGTTTTACCTGTTCTAGGTGGTGACTGAACAATTATGGAGTGATGTCCTTTTTTGACGGAATCATATATGTTATTAATTGATTCCAATTGATAATCTCTCAACTTGAACATTACTTAATCACTGTTCCTCTGTTTGGTTTAAGATGAACGCCTGGCACTTCTTGACCATTCTTTAAAACCTTATATAGTTCTTTCTTATCAGCAGTAACTTCTGTTTTAGTTTGTTTAAATTCTTCTGGTAAATTATCTAGACTATCTACAATAACTGATGCCTTATAATTTCTAGGCTTTAAAATGTGGTTTTCGGTTTGCAACTCTTTGATACCAGCATCATCTAATGCTCGTGTCATGTAGTTTTGTAAAGATTGATTTAAGTTGTTGAGTGATGTTTGCTTTGCTCTTAAATCTTTGAGTTTTTCAGACAACCAATCGAGTTGCATTTTGTTTTTCTCAATCCAGTAAGCAATATTATCTAATTTAATTTCTCTAGCATCATTTATTGAATCTAAAGTATCAGCTAACACTTCTGAATCTAAGTCTTCACGTTCTTCTAGGTCTCTATACGTTTGATTCAATTCAAATAAGTTCATTACTTGGTTCCTCCTATTGGTTTTAATAGTTCTTCTAGTACATCTCTGTCATTAGGTTCTAAATCGAAATAATTAAGTTGATAGAAAGCTCTTATTACTAGAAATTTCTCAACATCACTATCTAATGTTTTCGTGAAATTGAATAATGTGTTAAGATTAATGTTGTTAATATTTTTTTGTCGTTCAGTGGTTGCCGCCACTGAATTTTTTTGTTCTGTCACAATCTCACCCCCTTTAAATCATCATCTCTTCAATGATCCAGACTTTGCCACTACCACAAACTGGACAATGTTCTACTTCATCAGCATCCATTCCATAAACTTCAAAAATCACATTGCAGTTGTCACATTTAAAACGACCACCGTCGTCAACGTTTAAAGTTAAATCTTCCATGTCATAATTCTCCTTTAATCAAAGAATTCTCCTTTTTTAATCGCTATAACAATTCCGTGTAATGCGTATCCAGCAAGTACGGATAGCCCAATCAAAGTAAAATAAGCTACATTCGTCAATTCAATCATCTTAATCATCCTTTCTTTTCCATAATCTGTATAAGTCAACACTTCCTGCATACGCTATGCATAACAGGATCCCATAAATACACCACATATCTATTTCCTCCATGTAAAAATATCCTTGAGCCAACTAACCAAAACAAAAATTATTACATAAGCTATACACGCTACAATCACTGCTAAAACTGGTTCCATTAGGTCACCTCTAATTTCTTTGTTTAGATTTCCATATTAAAAATTGTTGAAAATATTCTTCTATTATCCAAATTTCATGCGTTGTTACTTCGACATACCCTTCCGAAAATCTAGATACTTTAAACTCTTTCATTCTGGCTTGATAAACCGAAGGCGAATATTTGTACTTTTTTACAAAATCTTTCTTCCGCAACATGTTATAGTATTCCATATCGCTCACCTACCTTATTTACCTTAATAAGCCTTCATCTTTTCTAACGTTGATTCACTTGGTTCCCAATTAACTAATGCTTCTGCAATGGCTGTAAAATGCTTCTGTTTGATTAATGTTCTTGCAGGAACTCCCGCAGCTTTTAAAATTGCATTATTTAAATCCCATCTCAACAAAGCAACTTGGTTTTTGTTGTAAATTTGATGTTGACTAAGATATCGATCTAGCTTTTGACCAATCTTTCTAGATAACACTTGATAATCTTTGGAAGATATTGGTGTGTTATCTTGAACATCTTTTGTTTCTTGCTTAGCCATTGCTAACTTAACTTGATGTTCTTCTTGCTCTTCAATCCAACGCTTAGCACGCTGAACTGGATCAGTAATCATATATGAATCTTGCTTTTGGATGACGTATCTCATATTGAAGTAGTTATCAACCAATTCATCATAGATTTCCCAAGCTTTATCATCTTCAAGAATTTTGAGTAACTTGGCATACCCACGTTCTGATAAGAGATAGATGTTGTTGGAATTGCCCCATTGAGCTTTAGTGAATCCATAATCTAAAAACAGGTGATTTGAAATCACTTGTTTTAAATCAAGTAAATCTATACCATTTTTAAAACGTCTTATATTGTTATTAATCAATCTATTTACTTCTTTAACTTCTTTTCCGTGAATTAAAGCTATATCTTTAACTAGTATTGATTTTTTATTTTTACCAAAACCACCCTCGATTCCAGTGAATTCAAAATTTCCAATTTTTTCAGTTCCTAGAACTTTTAACTCATTCATTATGTTCAGTCATTTCTAATTTAATTAGTTTATTTTGTTATTTTTATTCTTTTTAACTAATTTAAATAGTTAAAAGCTGTAAAAAAAATTTCTTCCTTTGGAACGTGGAAGTAATCTTCTATTTTTTGCATCATAGCAGGTCTAGGAACGCTTTTCCCACTTTCCCAAGTGGATATTACTTTTTGATTCGTTCCTAAAATTTCAGCTAAATCTTCTTGTGTTAAATTATGTTCAGCTCTCAAAACTTTTAATTTTGTAGCCATTTTTAATCATCTCTCTTTCTATTTATCTTTTTTCTTCAATTCATCTAACTCTTTTTTTAGTTGTTCTTGTTCTTTTTTTAATTTCTTGATTTTGTTATCAAGATAAAAATCAATCATTTTGCTAACAATTACAACTGCTAAGATTACATATAATAATGCTGTATTCATAATCGTTATTATGTTATGATGAGGGTGCCACAAATTAAGGGGCAAGCCCCTTTCATTGTGGTTTAATCAGAACTTTAATGTTTTCGTCTATATCTTAGTTCTGATTTTGTTTTTTTATTTTCTAGTCTTAGTTTTTCGACTTCCAGATATTTCTTATATAGATTTAAGAATATATCTGTTATGAAGTAGATAGCTAAGGCTATTTTTATTACCTCATTCATAACTCTCTCCTTTCTTCGTTTGTTAAGGTCTCAATCAACCTTACATTATATATAATATACTAATTTAATTAGTAATTCAAGTCTTTTTTGTAATATTTTTCTATTTATTTTAGTAATTACTAATATAGATAGTATTAGACTTCTAAAAATAGTAAAATACTATTAGAAATAATAATTAAATTGGTGGTGAATTTTATGTTAGGAAATAATATTAAAGAATTGAGAAAAAGCAAGCGTATGACACAAAGAGATTTAGCTGAGGCTATGAAAGTATCACAACAAACAGTTGGAGCGTGGGAAACAGAACGTGCAATTCCAGGTGCTGACACGTTAAGTGAATTAGCCGATTACTTCAATGTAACCACCGACTACTTACTCGGACGTCCTGAGAAAAAAGATGATGATACTAAAACAGCTGATATTGATGATGATGACGTTATTTTTACATATGAAGGCAGACGTATCCCAAAAGAAGATTTGGAACTTATACGTCGTATCATGAGAGGAACTAGAAACGATATTAAATAGAGGTGGTCTTATGAGAAGTGATATTAAAGATTACTTATATAATATCTGCAATAAAGAGAATATTAGAGTTGTTTGGTTAGAAAATCTATCTCCATATACTCCACCCTCTGCTTCTTTCGAACATAGATGTATCGTTATGAATCCTAACTGGCATAATAAGTTTGAATTCACGTTTCAACTGGCTCATGAAATGGCACATATTTTACGCGGTGATGAAACTGATATGTGTTTCTATGACACATCTTTCAAAAATAAAGCTGGAATTGAATACCAAACTAATTTAATGGCGGTTAAGATTCTAACACCCTTTTATTGTAAGGAAACTGAAAAGGAAGATGTTAATGTCTACAGTTTCATGAATTCTTATTGTATTCCAAAATATTTAGACGAGGCTATAAAAGAGGAGTTTATCGGATATTATACTGGTTAATATTCAAATATCATTTAAAAATTAATTATAAGTTGTAATTTAGGGAGAGATTTTTATATGAAAAAAAGTAAAAGATTTTTGAAGGGCTTATTTATAGTTTTTATTTTTATGTTCATAGGTACCGGAATTGATAGTGTTGTTAGTCCTAAAAAAGCTATTTTTACCTTAATCTTTTTTGCAATTGGCCTTATAGTAGCTATGTATTGGCCAGTAATTAGTCCTAAAGGATTAATAGATAAATCTAGTGATAAAAAAATCAAAGAAATTCAGAAACAACAAGCTGAATTAGAGAAAAAACTAACAGTTGAACAATTAAAACCATTTGAATTGGATAAATTAATTCAAGAAAAAGAAAAGAAATTACAAGATTTATCTGACAACTTGTCTAAAGAACAGGAAAAATTGGACACAATTATTAGTGAAACAAAAAGTGCTAAAGAAAAAGAGCTTAAAAAATATGATGAACAAATTTCAAAATTAAACAGAAAAAAAGAAAAAATTGAAATTATTATTAATTCTAAACAAGATCTTTTGAAAGAAATAACTTCTGAACTAGATAATTATGGTGAAAAAGTTTCATTAAAGAAAAGTATTGAAAATGATAAAAAAGAATTATCTAAATTACATCAACAAATTGATGATTTAAAGAAACAAGTTATTTCTTATGATGATCAAATAAATATTGAAAGTTATGGTTTATACACTCCACACTATTCTTTCACTTCATCTCCTGAATATAAAGAAAAATTAGATAATATTAGAGCGTTACAACGTTCAATGATTAAAAGTAATAAAGCTGGACTTATAACTCATCAAATGCTGTTTAATAATTCTGTAGCTGAAGGAAAGAAAATGCAACGTGAAAATATTAAACAGCTTATTAGAACATTTAATGTTGAATGTGAGGCAGCTATTAATAAAGCTACTATTTCAAATATGTCTCGAATTGAACAACGTATCAAAAAATCTTTCGAAACACTAAATAAATTAAATGAACGTAATTTAATCGTATTATCTAAAAGATATTTAAATTTAAAGTTAGATGAGTTGCATTTATCATTTGAATATGCTCAGAAAAAAGAAGAAGAAAAAGAAATTTTACGTGAAGAACGTGAAAAAGAAAAAGAAGAACGTAAAGTTCAAGCTGAAATTGCTAAACAACGTAAAGCAGTTGAACAAGAGCGTAAAAAACAAGCTGAGCACTACAAACAAGCTGAAGTACTTCTTAAAGAAAAAATGCAGAATGTTGACGAAAATGATGAAAAATTTAAATCTTTACAAGCTGAAGTTGCTAAATTAAAAGAACAGCTTGCTGAATTAGATAAAAAAGAAGCAAGCCTTGATTATAGAGAAAATCATTCAACAGCTGGTTATGTATATATTATTTCTAATATTGGTGCATTTGGTAAAAATGTATTTAAAATTGGTGTAACAAGACGCTTAGATCCACTAGCAAGAATTAAAGAATTAAGTAGTGCATCTGTTCCATTTAAATTTGATGTTCATGCTTTAATTTTTAGTGATGATGCTTATAAACTTGAATCCAATCTTCATAATTATTTTGACAAGTACCGAGTTAATAAAGTCAATAACCGAAAAGAATTCTTTGGAATTACTATTCATCAAGTTAAAGATGCTCTTGATAAATATTATAATCGTACATTTGATTTTCATGAAATTCCTGAAGCTGAAGAATATCGTAAATCATTAGAATTAATGGAACGAGAGAAATAAATAATATAACCCGCCAAAATTAACGGGTTTAAAAATACATAATATAGAATGTACATTCATATTGACCAATACACTGATGTCACTAAAAGCTAATCCGAAAAATAAAATTCAGGGAGAGATTTTATATGAGAAAAATTATTAAGTATACTGCATTAATGACTCTAGGATTGACTATAGCTCCTGCTTATTCTTCTTTAAGCGAGAATTATACTATTTCAGCCAGTTCTATCAGCAAGAAAAAGTTGAAAAAAGTTAACAAAGAAATGAAAGCTTATTTACAAGAAGATCAAGGTTTTGCTGAAGGAACTTTAGATGAAAATGGAAACCCAACAGATAACGGTACTCCAAATCCAGAATTTGATTATGCTACATATGTAAAGAAAATAAAGATAAACGAAACTATGCAAGCAGATGTTTATTACAATTCTAAAATCACTGACCTTACTGTTGCTGAAGTAGATGAAATAAGTTCAAAGGTCCAAGGAATGATTACAGCTTGTTTAGTAGAAAATAACAGAATTTCTGATAAAGAAGCTGTTGAAGGAACTTTTGTATCTTTTTACTATGGTAAAAATGCAATTGGCCATTCAAAATTATCAAACTACAAAGAATTTAAATGGTATACTGAGTAACTAATTACCATTCACATATTAAAGGGAGTCTTCTAGATGATCAAAGATACATATAACGATTATAAAAAAGCTATTTGGATAACTACTGTACTTTTTGCACTTGCAGGATCAGTAGAACCCATTACTGGTAATATAGCGGCCGGATTAGAAGGATTTTTTACTGCATATATTGTTTGTTTAATACTTGAATATCGCAAGCAAAAAGGAGTAACCAATCCTGAACGTCAAGCAGCTAAAGCAGCTCAAAAAAAGAAAAAATTAGAGTTGAAAGCTGAACGTGAAGCCGAACGTCAAAGAATTTTAAAAATTGCTGAAGAACGTAGAATTACTGCTGAAAGAAATAGATTTAAGTGTCCTAATTGTGGTTCTAAAAACATACAAGCTTTAGGTATCCATAAAAAAGGATTTTCAACTGGTAAGGCTGTTGGAGGTGCCATTCTAACTGGTGGTGTTGGTGCTTTAGCAGGATTTGCAGGTAAGAAAACAAATAAAACAGATTTTGTATGTAATGAATGTGGTAGAAGATTTATTTTATAATAACAATTTATTTTTATTACAAGCAATTATACATAACCCGTCAAAATCGACGGGTTTAACTAGAGGCTAAAAAGAACATACATTCTAAGGAGATGATTAATATGTATTTTCAAAAAAGAAATGACGTCTATAGATATTATGAACGTTATATAGATCCATATACACAAAAAAGAAAAACTGTAAGTATTACTTTATCTAGTAATTCAAAACAAGCACAAAATAAAGCTATGAGATTACTTAATGAAAAAATAAGAAATAAAACTGCTTTAGCCAGTGATAATATTATTGAAGGTAAAACATTAGCTGATCTATTTGATGAATGGTTTCCAATATATAAACAGCAAGTTAGAAGGACCACATATTTGGCAACAGTTGCAAATATCCAAACCCTATTAGGTGTCATCAATAAAGATACTTTGTTATCTCAGCTTGATTCATCAATTTTAAGTCGTTCATTTGATGAGCTGCTATTCAAACATGATTTATCATCTAAGTATGTTTCCATCATAAAAAGTAAGCTAAATCAGGCTATTAAATTTGCTATAAAACAAAATTATTTAAAAAATAATCCATTAGATAAAGTTGAACTTTCGCCTAAAAAATCTAATCATGGTACTAAAATAAAGGATAAATTTTTGGAAAAGGATGAGTTAACTAAACTCTTTGACTATATTCAAAAAAAGCACCCTAATTACGTTCCAATTTTTCAGTGGCTATATTTAACTGGTATGCGTGCTGGTGAGGCTCTAGCGTTAGATATGGATGATATTGAATACATTAACAATCAATATGTAGTACATGTAACTGGAACATTGGAATATAAAAAAGTTAGTGTTACTGAACAGCACAAAACAGATACAACTAAAACTGCCGCTGGGATTAGAGATATAGACTTATCATCACAAGCAGTTGAAATTTACCAAAAACAATTAGATAAATACGAATCTGGTTTTTTATTTCAAACTGCTAACGGAACCCCTTATCAAATATCTTCTTTGAATACAATTTTAAGAAATGCTAAAGATAAACTAGGCATTGACAAAAGATTATCCACTCATACATTTAGACACACTCATGTTTCAATGCTAGCTGCTTTAGGAGTGCCGTTCTATGTTATTCAAGATAGAGTTGGTCATGAAAATTCTAAGATGTTAGAACAAATTTATTTGCACGTTACCAAAGAGGCCAAGTTAAATTTAAACTCCCAATTAGAGAAACTTTGA